CTACCCTTGCTAGGATGTCCTGGCTAGATTCGCCCGGCTTCCGGCTGGTCATGGCCTCTTGAATGAGGGTTCGCAATTGGTCCTGGGTAGCGCCCTCGGCGTCAACTTGGGCCAGGATGGAGGTCACTGCGCTAGACGGCTTGCCCGTGATTTTGGCGAGCGTGAGAAGTTTGCGAGCTATCTCGGCTTGACTTCCGCCAGCTTGTGCGATATCCGCTGCGGTTGACGTAAAAAGTTGATCCATTTTCGCTGCCTGGTCATTACTATTAGCGCGGTGGAGTACGCCATAGTTAGCTACGAAGTTACCCGTAGCGTCCGCGCCCATTCGGGAGAATTGCCCCCGAGATGAATTGCTAGACTCGGATTGGGATTCCTCGCCGCTGCCAGACACGAATGAAAGGGTGCCGCTGCCAGAGCGACCCTCTAGCTCTTGAAGGCGGGATCGTGATGGACGGGGGTCCTGCCCCCTGAAGATTGTGTCGATGTCTTTGTGTGCGCTGGACGCGTTCTGCGGAGATGAGATCTGCCCCATAAGGGCCTCAAAAGCGCCGCCTACGGAAGAGCCGATACTACTAGCGTCGTCCATGAATTTACCGGCGCCCTCTTCAATGGTGCTGCCGATACTGTTGCCGGTGTCTACCACCTGCTGACTAGCGCGGAAAACGAGATCCTCTAGGAGTTTTAGTATATCAGACATGACTACCTTAAAAAAGACTTTAGGAGAGATAAATATTTATCCGCCGTGGCCTGGCCTACATTAAAGGGGTCGATGGTGCGGGTATCGTCCGACCTCTCCCAGCGCTTAGATTGCTTAGGGGCCCTGTAGATTTTAGCCTCCAGGTCCGCCTTTTGTTTATCTTGCCCGGCCTGGATTCGGTTGCTCTGGGCTAGGTTTCTAGCGTCCGTGCGATCCTGCTTACCTTCCCAAAATGATGCATCCCCTTGCTTGGCCTTCTGCTTAAGTAGCTCCTGCTCCAGGTCATCCTTCGCGTTAGCGCGCTTAAGGGCGTCGCCGGCTAGGAGCATCTGGCGCTCACGGTTAAACATCGTATCGACGAGATTGCCGAAAAGGCCCTGGTTAGCTTTGGCTACCTGTATCCCTGGGGATAGGCGAGGGTCGGCGGCTAGCTGGCGAGCGACGGCTGTGAAGTCTGATCCGTCAAATCCACCAGTAGCGCCCTTGGCGCCGATACTCTCCGATTCTGGCACGTCCGCTGTGGACTCTCGGGCCTTGTCTACCCGCGCTTTTTCTTTAGCCCTATTGCCAGCGGCGAGCTGGTCTGCCCTTGCGCCCATGGCGGCTGCTAACTCGCCGCGCTGTTCGGCGGATGGAAGATTAGCGTCTTTGGCGTCCTGTGCGGCCTTCCTCTTTCCGCCGGCACTATTGGCGGCGGAGGTTAGGAGCTGTTGCTCTAGGCTGCCATCGTTGCCGAAGCCCTGCCTTACGGCGCTGAGTTGATCCTCTAGCGATTTAATAAGATCTCTAAAATTCATAGTTAGTACCTTGATCCACTACCCATTAGGATACTGACGATAGCCGCCGCTGCTACTGCTGCCGCCACCGCCACCACCGCCGCTGCCGCCGGAATTATTGAAGAGATTGCCGAACATGCTTTTTAGAAACTCGCTATTCACGCCCAGCTTGGCGTTTCTTTCGTTAGACGCGTCGTTTTCGCTGCCACGTCGTTCGTTGGATGCATCGTTCTCGCGGCCACGGGTCATGTCTGCGCCAATTCTCTGTGCGTGTTCGTCATTACCGATTAATTGCCCGGTGGCGTTTAGGGCGCCCTGAAGTCCCTTCTGACGGCTGTCCTCGAAGGAGGTTTCTAGGCCCACGAGGCCCTGACCATACGCGTTTTGTGTGTTGGCTGCGGATTGTTGTAGCTGGGTGTTTTGGCTACCCGAGGCTCCGAAGCCCCTACCGACGCTGGCGTTAGTAATGCGATCCGCATCGGCTGCGCCCGAGGAGTCTAGTCTCTCTCTCATGCGACCGGCTGCCCTATTGAAATTTTGAATAGAGCCGTCCTGAAACTGCGATGCGATCTTGCCGATCATATTACGCAGCGGGACGTTAGATAGACCGCCGGGATCCATGTCACCGAACTGTCCCAGGCCGGGCGTGTTGCCGGGGCTGAACGCGGGCCCACCACCGGGCTGGCCGAAATAGGGCAGGCCGCCGGCGCCGCCGAGCCCATCGGTAGGCCCACCGCCGCTTCTCACGGGCTGGCCGATTACAACGCCGTTCTGTCCTTTATCAACTGCTCCAGAAGGAGGGGGTTGGTTAGTTACGGGTCGAGGGGTACCGACTGGCTGGATAGCGGCTGGCGGCTGATTGACTGGCTGCGTAGTGACTGGCTGCTGCTTGACTGGCTTAGGGGGTGCTCGTGGCACTTTAGTCTCCTTCCGCCCCTGCTTCTTTAAGTACGCCCTTCGGACTTGCTGCCTCTTTATTTTCTTGAGGGCTGCGGCTCCCTGCGCTCTGAGTTCTTCTGTCTTCATATTATCTATTATCCCTTCTAGATCGCTCTCTGTAGTGTACGTGAAATTCAGATAGCAAAACCTTGCTAGTGCTGGTTGATGTGTCAGTTATATATAAATGTAGATGCCGCGCTAGTCCCTCGGTTAAGCGCTTTATGTCGCCCGATGTGGTAGCGAGCGCTTTGAGTGAACCGGAGAATGAGCGTAGGTGTGGGTCGTCAAAATCCATTAGATATTGAAGCGTGGCGGTACCATCTGCTAAGGGGTCGCCGTATGCATTGGCAAACGAAAAACCAACGAACCTCTTATATAGTCCACTCTCATCGCCTGGTTGTACGCGGCCTGTTAGCATGGTGGATGTGATGGGCGTGGCATCATCAACTCCTTTATCTTTTCTCCATGCGGTTCGAACACCCCCTTGCGTTCCAGACCAGAAACAAAGTAAGGTCTTGTCTTGCTGGGGATCGGTAGTATCAGAGCTAGGGCTGGGGTGATAGAGGAGCGTCGGGTATGCACTGCTGACGTTGTTATCTGTAATTACAGGAAATTCATATTCCATCCAACGGTTACTCGCCGGCTCGGACAGCTCGGGACTGTAGCCCCATATTTTCACGCGCAGGGCTGCGGTGGGGCTGGTGGCGGCGGGGTCTTCCCATGGCTCAGCGAGAGCCGAAACGGAATCTTCCCAGATGTCAACGCCACTTGTAGCCGTATCTTCCCATGGCCACGAAGAACGAGATTCTGCAGTCACGAAGCATAGGAACTGCTTGATCGCTGGGTTGAAGCAGGCGCCAACATACATTGACGAATTGTACGATCCGGCCATGAGTGGTTGTAGATCGTGATCTATCTCACGGGAGATGGTGGACGGAGTGGCGGTAATGTCAATCCAACCCTGCTCCGACAAGCAAATAACTTTCTGGCCATCGGTAGCAATAGAGTTGGCGAATAGCGTACCCACGCCAGTTTTCCAGGGCTGGAACGAGAAATCATCTTCTGATGTCCCGGCTATAAAGGAGATGGATCGGGGGTGAAAAACCAGCATCCGACCGGGTATTGCCAATAGGCCGGTAATGGGTTGATTGGCAACGACAAAAAAGTCGTGTGGGTATAGCTCACAATCGGCGTCAGAGCCGGTGTATGGCAAGGAGAATTTTAGCAGATATGGGTTGGTTGCGTCAACTAGCCAGATTCGAGAGGCGTAGGTGTGCGTAATGTAAGCGCTATCTGGGGGTAGGGCTTTACGTCCAACAGGGGCAGCTTTGGCCGTTAGCTGTGCATCGGTCTTATTGTCCTCATAGGAGGTGGTGGCCATGGTCACGGTGTCTATTAAATATGGCACGGTGCCCCCGTCGAACGTGCGATAGATGCGCTTGTGCGTTGCATTGGTTAGCGTCGCATCGACCGGAAGTGTGAGGGTCGGCTTGCGTAAATTGAACGGACCGATCTTAGTGGACAGCGGAGACCAGTCCGATTCGAGGCCGGTGGCCGGATTAAAGTAAGTTACGATGTAAGTGATGGTTTCCGTAACAGTCAGAAGGCCCACGACCGCCGTGGTGGCCGTAATTGGGCTAACAGGTGCTGGGATCCCAACTCGCTCGATAGTCGATCCTGGGCCCGCCCAGACAGCGGGGCGGCCACATGCCGAATAAAGCTTCGTACCCATCTGCGTCATCTGCCCCTGTTGGGACACGGCGAAGTTGGTATTGATCGTTTTAGGGACGGCTGACCAGGCGTTAGCTTTCCACTGATAGTGGTTGCCGGAAAAATTAATTAGGCTCGTTCTGGTCAGGGGGATGGCGGATCCGGGCGCGGGCGCTAGGTGCTCACCGACTGCGAGTGGTGTGCCCAGGCCGTTAGCAATAGTCTCGGTTGTCGACCCGCCGCGCTTAACCACTGCCCCTATGCGCTCATCTACATAGCAGTTCTTGAGAATCTGGAACTCTACAGCCCGCGTTTCCGCGTCGCTCCGGTTGCCCTGGAGTGATCCTAAGACGGAGTATCGCTGAGAGATGCGTCGCTTGCTGCCATCCTGTTGCATTATTTATCCTTAGAGCTAAATCCGAAGAACCCACCGTCGGCGGTGTTCATACGGGAATTAATCGCCGTGACGGCGGCCTCGGTGATTGGCTTAGAGACTTCCCAGGAATCGGTATACCCCATGCCGGGCGCAGCTTTGGGGAACGCGAGCGCTATCCACTGGGAATTATGGGGGCCGTCATTGTCGAATGTGACGGTGTAATAATAAGGGAAAACCTCTCTTACTTCATACCCGATGTCTAGCCGTAGCTCCCCATTCTGGAATATACGCACGGTCCAGTCGGGATTGGTCAGCCCAGTGGAGAGGTGGCGGAAGGACATGTAATGTGTTTTGCCTGCAAGAATCGACATTAGCCTACCCCTAAAAGTGGAAGTGCGCCGGACGAGTCTCTGGCCCCGAAGGCTAAGAAGGCGCAAGTGGCCGTACCGGCGGCGCCCACAACTGTACTTATGTCAAACCCGTCCTCATTAAAAGTAAAGGTATGTGCATTAGTCAGTTGCCCATGCCTCACTGTGGCGGAGGTTGAACTCATATAGCGCGGTTGTGATGCAAGCGTTGTGGCGTTTTGTCCGCAGCACCACTGGTTCCCCTCGGAGTCGACCGCGCCGAAAAAGTTGCGGAACCCGAGCTGATTATTGTAGGCGGAACTAATGCCAATCCCCTGCATACCAATTAGTAGTAGAAGGGCCGGCTGGAAACCGAGGCCGGTAATGGTTGTAGTGCCGGACTGTGGTGGAACGAATGATCCAGCGGCGAAGCTTGCCGCAGTGTCAGCGAGCGCCAGCCAGTAAAAGTCCGGGCGGGGATCAGTGATTAAATTCTTGATCACTGAGAACCCATCGGCGTTAATGGCGGTCAGATTTACGCTGTCATCTCGGCCTCCATAGCCCGATAGGAAAACTGATCCAGTGGAACTCCATATTTCCGGCGAGAAGCCAAAGGCTACGTTGTCTCGATTCCTAGACATCATCGAAAACTCACTACCTGGGGTGCCAAACCCCAGGTTGCAAGAGTCGCTGCCACGATGCATGCCCATCACCATCTGCGGCTGGAAGGACAGGCCGGTAACGGGAGTCGATACCCCGAAGGGGAGCGCTAGGGATGGTATGATGCCCACGCCCAAGGATTCAATTAGTACTGCCACATAGAAAACTCTTGTGGCGGCGGCTGGCACTGTGGTGTAGTTTAAAACAAACCCATCGTCGTTGAACTCTGTGAGCGCCGCCTCTAGGTTCAGTGTCGTAGTGGTGGTGTTGCCCCGAATACATAGCGTCTGGGAGGCGCCGCTCCCATATTCCGTTGAGCCGGCAATGCCGCCCTGTTGAGATCGCCCGGAACGGGCGTGTTGCGTGATGACGCTGGCTATCTCTACGGCGTAACCCTGGTTTAAACAGGCGTCCGCTTCGGCGCCATCGGTCGTTTGCATGCTGTGAAAAAACATGGCGAACGTAGGCCGAAACCCAAGGCCGGATATGATCTGGAGGCCCGTGGATGCGGGCGTATCGAAGAATCCACAGCGGGTCATATTATAAGTAAAAGAGGTTGACTGCCACTTCGTTAGCGAGCGGGGAGGATGTATCACCGGCGGAGCGGCCCTTAGTACAACTGATCCAGATACCCAGGTCGAAGTTGATACCGAGACCCATGACATTTGCCGCCATTTTTTTAGGGATGGGAAGGGTCAGCTTGGGACTGTCCGTAGCAGGATTGGGGGCGGATGCAGTGTTCCACAACTTGACAAACCGCTTCTCTGCGGCGTCGTTATCTATGAACCACCCGAGTAGGGTGCCGCCCGTCGCCTTCACCTGGGTGGGTGTGGCGAGCTGGCTGACCTCCGAATACGCTTCAGTTCCGCCGATGATGACTTGAGATACTGCCATTAGATTGCTGCCGTGCTGATCCAGCGAGTGGCCGTTATGGCGATAAAGATGCGGCGAGTGTTATCGGCCATCGTGATAGCGGTGTTGGCTGTGGCATCATTAATATTAGAGCCGGAGTCGGGGAAGATATCAAGGACTACGCCGGACTCGTTAATAAGCATAAACTGCTTAAAGAGGTGGGAGGCGGCAGCGGGAAGAATAATACCATCCTGGGTGGAGGTGGTCGCGGTGGTGACGACGGTGATGAGCTTGGTTAGCAATGCCGCAGTCGCCTGAGTAGCGCCCGTGGCCGCGAAGGTAGCGGAGCCAGCTACTACTACGCCATACAAATCCCTGGTAAATATAAGGTTACCCCCGTTAGAGGCGTTCATGGTCAGATCGCCAGCGGTCCCGAAGGTTGCGACCTTGACGGAGTTGGTCTGAAATTCAAGGACATGACTAGAGGCGGTACCCACACTCTGCGCGGCGCCAGATACTAGAATATTCTGCGCGTATAGGTTGAGTAGGTTGAAGCTAGCCGTGCCGATAGAGCGCGCTAGGTTCGCTTCAGGTCTAAAGTCCAGTGAACTAGCCGACAGGAATCGCCAGTGGACCGCGCCGTTGAGGGCTAGGGGAAAGTCGGTAGCTGCCACCGCGTCGATACCGTTCGCCTTAAAGCGAGCGCCTGCAACGATGACGCCAGCGGATGCGGTCTTAGATACTACCGTATCAAATTTAACGTCGACTGTATTTTTAGGTTGAATCGCCATTTACTTAGTCCAATAACTAGGGTGTATTCTGATCATTGACCGCTTGCGGCGCCCGTGTAGAAATAGGTCCATTTGTACAATTTGCTCGTTCAGACCAGAGAAGAGGGAGTGGGGGTCCATGATATTATCGGGCTCGCGAACCCATTCCTTAAGGGCTAGCGTGGCACCGTTCACGAGGATATATTGAAACTCATTAGGAATTTCCGGGGTGTTGGCATCGACATATGCGGCGGGCTCTTTCATGTAATAGAACGTCAAAACATTACCCACTACGAGGTCTTCAAAAATCAGGTTATCGCCGTCGATGGTATAGGGGAAATCTGGGCGTAGGTCGTCATTGAAATCGGCGTAGAGGCTAGTCTCCCTACTGCCAACCGGACTGGCCTTGAGGTCTAGGTAGTGCATGAACTCTACATACTCAAACGGTGTGCCTGGAATTGCATCGCCCACCTTAGAGCGCACGAATAGGCGATTGGGCGTTGAGTAGGATGTGGCGTTGAGTTTGCCAGCACTGGAAATAGAGACTCGTCCGGCGGTCACGTCTGCCGCTACTAGCGTGTATGATGTGGAGAGGCGTAGGGCCGGTAGCTCCATGCGAGAGGAGACGTAGCGTATGCAGGAGACAAGCCAATTCTGCACCACTAGGCCAGCATCCAGGGAGCCGGTGTGATCGACGTTGGCTAGGACTTCTGCTTTGAGGGCTGAGTATATGGCCATAATGTGCAGAGGAAAAAGCCCGACTTACAGGACGCTACCATGCGTCGCATGCGGGCGACTAACTAAGCCAGTCTGGGCTTGGTTCCTGGGAACTCAAGGTCCATCGAGATGGTGACGAGAGATCCCGCCCCACCCGCAACGTCTTGGCGCAATTTGATGAAAGTGCCAGACGAGGTGTTGTTAGTGAAGTTGATAGGTCCATTGCTGAAGTTTAATTCCGCAACGGTATCAGATAACCCCGACATGGTCACGCGAGCAAGTATGGCGTTGGCCTTATTCACAAGCTCTACCCCGGAGCCAGCGTCACCAGTTGTGCCGATGAGGGCCCGGAGGCCATAAATTTCGATCTCGCGAAAGGCGGGAACGAATATTCGTAGTAGGTCCGCATTATCCGCCGCATTGGCGGAAGCTGCGTGTACTACAATTTTCTTATCGTAGCTAGACATATAGAAATCCTTTAATGATCTTACTGAGAATCGACCTTGATAACCATCTCGCGGCTATGGAGCGTCTGGGACAACATCTTGACCCAAGCCATCTTACCGAGATATCCTAATTTCACCTTACGTCCAAGATCGCGATCTTCTGCGCGCATCTCCCACGGGGTTGCCACTTCGTGAACTACGGCGTCTGCGCCGATAAGGAAACCCTCATCGAGCTGTGCGCCTGCACCCGAGGATGATCCACCAACTTTGGCGATCTTCTGGGTATCACGAATTATACGGCAACGACCGATACGACCGACTTCGCCATTGAGTGCTGCGCGACCTGAATCTTCCTTGAGGAGATTGGTTACTACAGTGTCATAGCAAAGGGCATCCGAGCTATCTACGCCAGTAGCATAAACATAGCTCTCACCGTCAAAGTACGGGATCAAACGCTTCTCGGCCTGTCGAACAACAAAACGCAAGTTGTCCAAGTCTAGCTGCTGCGTAGCAGCGGCGGTTAGGGTGTTGTTAGTTACGAACTCGTCAGTGGTCGCGAAGCTAGCTAGCCAATGGGTGCTATTGAAAGCATCATATGCCTGGCTGTTTTCGAGACGCTTCATGTCTTTAACAAGGGCCTGTACGAGATCGGACTCAACATCCAAGCGCGAAAGGTCCTGAAGTTTAGAGGTAAGCGTTACAGCGTTACCAAACTCCTTAATGACATACGTGCCCTTGACCGGCGTTACGGACGTGGTAGGGACTTCATCAGTTTCAGTAAGCTCTCCACCGGCGACGGTGACATCAGGGTAATACGTATACTGAACAGTATCTCCCTTCTCGCGTCCAATCGCTCCGCCAGTAGGCGCGTTACATAGCTGAGCAAAGCCCAACATGTCAAGCGCTGCGTGACGAACATATTCAGACAGCTCGTTTACGTTAATAAGGGACGAGAAAGTCCCCCATGCATGTGACATAAATTACTCCAATTAAACTTTACGGGTCTTGAAGGACTTCACTTTGTCCTTGTACCCCTGCATAAAATCCGCTGTGGATTTCTCATTGTCGAAAGCCTGGGCGTCGCTTTTTCCGCGACCATGAGATGAACCACTCCCGTATGGGATGCCGGCGCCTTTCAGTCGTCGATCCTCGTCCTGTTCGGAAACAGACTTGAGACCGAGCTTCTTAGAGACTTCTTCGAGACCCTTTTGAGTGGCCTCGCGAACACCTAGTCCGGCAGATAAATGAGAGCGGATCTTCGCATCTACATAATCTAGGTGATCGTTCAGATCTGGGTACTGGTCAAGGATGGGCTGCGCTGTGGAAGCCATCTCCCGTTCCAGGCGAGTCTCGTTACGAAGCTCGTCTTTTGCTTGAGTCACCGCTGAGTCGTGTACTGTTTTGAGCAGGCCGACGGGATCCTCAATTAGGCGATCAATGACGGGGTGGGCCCCTTTCTTCTCCGGCTCACCGGATAGCGACTTAAAGGCCGCCCTGATCTTCTTGTCAGCAATGTCGGCGGCGCGCTTATCGGCGGCAGCTTCGATGGCTTGAGTGTCTACTGGCGGCACCTTAACGGCTGGCGCTTCAACTTTGGTAGGTTCTGCGGCGGGAGTTGCGGCTCCATCTGCGGCTGTGATTGTCATAGTTTCTCCGAAAGGTTTTTAACTAACTGGTCTTTATTATTCTCGCGCCGATTAAGGCAAGCTTGAATCCTGTCGGCCATGGAGCGAAGAACGAGGAAGGAGCCACGCGCTCGTGCGTTTCTCACTGGGTCGTCCTCGGTGGCCATGGCGTGTGTAGCCGCTGTCATCTCATCCTGCATCCAGGCTCCGAGAGTCTCGCGGTAATGTACGTCGTTGACTAGGTGGAACACTCGGTCCGCTTCAATGAGAGAAGGAGACGGAGGCTTCGATTGGTTTGACATATCTATTGAGCGGGCGGCTCTCCGCCACCTTGCTCTTGGCCCTGCTCTGCTTGGGCCTGTTTCTGCATCATCTGCTGCTGGTGCATTTGTACGTGCTGCTGTAGGGCCTGCGTGGCAAACGGCGATCCCGCTAGGGGGGCCGCTAGGGGGGCATGTTGCTGCATGTGCATCTCATCGTTATCTTGCGGGCTAGGGAGCACTAAGGCGTTTTGCATTAGCACTTGATTCTCTGCCACAATGCGAGCCGCTTCGGACTGATTCACGACGAGGGATGTGTTGGGATCCATGTCTAGCTGACGCGCATATTGAGTAATAAGCTCTGGCCAGTTGACCATCGCGTTCAAGAGGGGGTTGCTACTGCCAACCTGCATAAACTCTGTCAGCCGAGCGGCCTTCTCTTTCCTGTCCTGATTGGCGGAGAACCCATCAATCTCGAACTTGAAGAAGCTCTGAATAACCTCTAGGCGGTCTGCATCGGATAGCTCTAGAAGGGCTTGTAATTCCTCCTCCTCGAAGAGGCCACGCAATTCGGCGTTGCTCTGTATCTCGCCAAGACCAAACTGCAATATGCGGGCTAAACACTTCTGGAGGACTGGGATCAGGAAGTCCTGCTCTAGGTCCAAGGCCATGATGTTTAGGTTCGACTGAGCGCCGGATACACGTTGATCAATTTCCGCTGCGGAGGTGCGGCTTCTGAGATTAGGACCGGAGGACACGGCGTCCATATTGCCGGTCTGATCGTCAATGGCGTTACGGAGAACCTCATTGATAGGGGCTACTTGATTTTCGACGTTGCTCGTGAGAGTCACGCGCTCGAAGGCGTCGCGGGGTTTATCGCGGACCTCGATGGTTTTACCGGGATAGATGCCCTCATCGAGTTGAGATTTATCTACAAGGGAGTTGCGATTAACTACGTTAATTCCGCCGATGTTCAGCCGCCATGAGTCACATTGAAGTTGGAGGTTGGAGTCCATCTGGC